ATTTGACATTGCTTCTCGAGAAGGTGGATCTGGTTGTTTCTGCAACACCAGAAGATGTCGCACAACAGCGCATGATCTTAGAGTCAACACTGCCCGAAGCCCAGAAATGGGACCTCGTACAGTATGATTTTAAGAGTTTAGGTGAGCATATCGAAGGAGAACTCACCCGGCTCGGCAAGAAAGTTGCTGAGGACCGTGCACTTGCGTTTAAGCAGTACCTTTACACAAGGTCTGTTTAGAGCGGTATCCCGCCATTGGTTAGGAGGGGTTTTGCACCCTCAAATTATGCTTTAAAGGAAACGCGTATGGAACGATATAGAGAAAAGGGCTCGTTTCTACCATCGAAGTATTCTTCGTTTTGGTGGAACACGGGCCAGTCTCCTAAACCAACCCCCACATATTCAGATCGCCCGAACTGCTTAGGCGATACTAAGAAAATGTGGGACGTTGTCGTTCCAAGCTTCGAGAGAAGGCGGGACCAAGGAGAGCTTTTCGTCAATCCGATGTATTCGATTGCCGAAACCAAAAAGTTCCTATCTACTGGACCGTCTTTTAAGGCGGTTATTAGTGGTAAGACTTATTGGGGAGAGCTCCTTGGGGGACCCTGGGGTGAAACGCCTGATGGTTTGGCATTTCTATCCGGGCATCCTGCGCCGTCACTTAATGATTTCATCTCCGAAGTTCAAACGCGAGCGCTTTCTAATGTGAAGCCGCCATCTTATCAAGGTCTTGTGGCTATCGGTGAATTCCGAGAAACCATGCGATACTTGAAGAACCCCTTCAAACAGGGTTCTAAATTGGCGGACAAACTTAACAAGCGCGTTGGGATAATTCGTACGAAAAATCCCGACATCGTGAAACAGATCAGATCGCAGCAGAATTCCGCCGCTGTGCGTGAACTCGAAAGTCTTTATCTCGAGTTCCGTTACGGCGTGCGTCCGCTGATGTCTGACGTCACGAATTTCCTTGAAGCTCTCAGATCTAAGAAAGAAACGCCCGAAAGGGTGACGTACCGAGCTAGCTCGGAAAATCTGTGGACCGACGAATGGGTTGACACTTCTGTCACCCTCGGTGGTTCACCGTTAATTTCTTACGACCGAAGGGTAAGGTATACCCGTCGCGCTCTTGTTCGTTGTGGTCTTCTTTATCAAGTTTTCGATAAATTAGATTTCAGCGACAAGTGGGGCTTGGGTATTGATCAAATTCCTTCAGCTGTATGGGAATTGATCCCCTTATCTTTCGTAGCGGACTGGTTTACGAACGTCGGTGATTTTATCGGCGCTATTACTCCGGTGTCTGGGCAGAATCGTCTGGCAGAGTGGACTGTCGTCCGTACAGAGGAATTAATTTCCTCGACTTCCTATAATTGGAAGTTCAATACGGCCGGCTGGTCAACTTCGTCTGACGGTTCTGGTACTGACTCTTGGATACGAGTCATTAAACATCGTACGCCATCAATCGGGGTCCCCGAGGTGCATATCAAGTCCAAATGGGCTGATACGTTCTCGGATCCATATAAGGTTCTTGACCTTATAGGCCTCACTCATCAACGGATCCAGGGATCGCGTGTGTCATTTAAAGAAGAATTTTTCTTTTGATGACGTGCGTTTAGTTCCAAAGATCCACCAATTTTTAAAGGGATTTTTCTTATGACTATCACCGTAAATATTAAGGTTTACACCGCTGATGCGGCCTCTTCCTCGAACAGCATCCCTTATTTGGGCGTTGCTAACACGATTACGATTGCGGATCGCTTTGATCTGTATCGTACTCCTGCTAAAGCAACGAAGCTGTTTTCCGGAGTGGCTCGCGC